CACACCAGGCAGGCCCATGAGCAGCTGCCGCACCTGCTCGGCCACGTCGCGGGCCGCGGCCTTGGCCTTGGCGCGGGCGTCCACCTGGACGAAGTGGGCCATGATCCACCCGGCCGGGTCCTGCTGGACCGCGGTGTAGGCGAACGACGTGACGCCGGGCAGGTGCCGGATCTGGGCCCACAGGTGCGCCTCAAGGTCGGGCTGCACCACGGCCGGGGCGGTCATCGCCGCGCCGCCGCTCGGCCGAGCGGGGCCTTGGCCCGCATGTGCCTGGTGCCGTACTCGACATAGCGGGCGTAAGGCGTCGTGTTGACCACCAGCGTGGTGCCGGGGTCCTGGCCGGGCACGGTGTGCCACCCGGCCGCCATCGCCCCGGTGCGGGTGGGCGTGTTGGCGCTGGCGTCGGCGGCCACCCGCGCGGCGATTTCCGCGATGTCCTGCTGGATGGCGTAGCGGCGGTTCCGCGGGTGCTCCACCGTGAACGTGGCGCTAGCCATCGCGCCGCCTTGCGGTGGCGGTGGCGGCCACGCAATCCAGGCCGCTGCCGGTGGGGTCTTGGACGGTGCGCACCTGTGACAGCGCCCACCACTGGCCGCGGACCAGCGCGGTGGAGCCTTCCCACACGCCCGTGTCGGGCGGCAGGTACAGCGTGCCGCCTTGCGCGGCGGCCGGGTCTTGCGGGCCGTGGCCGCCACCGCCAGCTGCGGCCGGGTCCGAGGCGCCTGCGACCAGCTGGAGGTTACCGGCGCCTTCCCAGTAGGGCCGCGGCCCGCCAGGCTCGACCCACCCGTGCGGGTCGGCCTTGCCTGGCGGGTAGAGCGCCACCTGGTCGGTGGCCAGCAGCAGGCTCACAGGTTCCCCACCTCGTGCCAGCTGGGCGGCCGGCCAGCCTTCGGCCGCTCGGGGTTGGTCAGCTCGACCGGCACCGAGCGGGCGCCGCGCTGGTCGTGGTGCCACTGGGCGCGGGCCACGGCGCGGCCGAACTCGCCGCCGCCCGCGGCGCCCGCGTAGACCACCGACTGGGCGCCGGTTGACACCGACGCCACCGCTGGCTCGGGGTCCAGCGTGGCCGCGTAGGCCGTCCACATCAGCTCGGCGGCCAGGTGCGGGTCGTCGTCCCATGTGGCCGCGGCGATGCGCTCGGCCTCGGCGTAGGGCAGGCCGCCAGGCGTGGGCGGGTCCAGCTTGGGCGCCCACGCCAGCCAAGGCGGGTCCGGGTGGCTCACTTCTTGGCGCTGGCCCTGCTGCTGCCGCCTTCGTCCTCGGCCAGCGGCGTGTCGGGCGGCGGCGCGATGGTGGCCAGCCGGGCGCGGGAGAACGGCTTGCCACCGTTCGGGTTCTTGACCGTGACGGGGTTGATGATCACGCACCCGACCCGTGCCCACACCTTGAGGGGCGTGGTGTTCGACTCGAAGCCGGACAGCAGCACTTGGCCACCTGCGCCGGTCACGACGCCGCTCGGGTCCAGGTTGTACCTGATGTCCTGGCGCAGCCCGATCACGAGGTTCTGCCAGCCGCCCGTGATGAAGTCGTTGGCCACGTTGGACCACGGCTGGTAGACGATGGGCACGCCGTACAGCGTGGGCACCTGCCTGCCCTCCACCTGGTCGATGCCCATCAGCAGCCCGCCGTTCTTGTCGCGGACGCCGCGCAGCACCGACTTGGTGATCAGGTCGGCCGCGCTGCCGGTGACCGCGATGCCTTGCGCCTCGACCATCGCCATCGCCGTGTTCACGCCGTCCACCGCGTCGATGCCGACCGCGGGCACGGCGTTGCAGAAGTCGGCATGGATGAGGCCGCCAGCATTCGGCCGGGGGAAGGTGAGCGGTGCGCCGACGCCGAACAGCACGGCGTTGTCGATCGCCACCGCGATGGCCTCAGCGAGCCTTGGCCGTACCCAGCCCCACAGGTTGATGGTGCTGTCTTCGAGGTAGGCGTCGGGTATGGCCGTGATGGCGGCGACTTCCTCGGCGTGGACCGTCTTGGGCTCCAGCATCACGTCGGTCCACGGCTTCTTGCTACCGGGGGCGCCTGTGAAGCTGGCGGTGGGCAGGGTCTTGGGCACCGGCAGATCGGTGATCGCGGTACCCATCGGCAGGATGTTGCCCAGCTGGAGAACGATGCTCTGCTGGATGGCCTCTTGGATGATCTGGGCCGAGAACTCTTGCGGGATGACCCCGGAGAAGTCAAGTGGGTGCGCCATAGCTGCGCGCGCTCCTTTCAGGCACGGCAAATTGGGAGCGCCGCTTTACGCGCCACCACGGCCTGCGCAGGCATCGCGCCACACGCTGGCCGGGCCTCGGGAACGCCCTCGCTAGGCACCCGGATTCGGCTACCGGCTGCCCGCGGGATCGACCGCACGGGCAACACGGACAGTATGGACCGGCCGGTGACAGGCTGTCGAGCAGCCGAGCGCGGCCACCGACAGACCGTGTGCGAATCCGCCCGACTACCAAGGCGAACCCCGTTCACGCTCGCCTCTATGTGACTACAGCGAACAGGGGGGGAGAAGCCGACAGCGGCCGACTCAGCCCCGTCTCGGGGGATGCCCGAATCCGGGGGGTCGGCGGGCCGCGAGGTTACCGTCTGTGGTCACCAGCAGCCGCAGGCGCCGCCCGAAATCGAGCACGCGGCACAGCCGGGAGCACCACAGCGAGCCGGGCCGGGCCGGGCGGTGCAGGCAGTTAAGGCACAGGGGCGCGTCGTCGGCGTCCCCGTGGTCGGCCTCGGTCAACGGTCAGCGGGTGCGCTGGATATCGCGCAGCCAGTCGCGGTTACCGTCGCCTTGCGGGCCGGGCATGGGTCCGGGTGGCACGCGGCCGGGTGGCGGGGGCACGGCGGCCAGCTGGTCCACCAGCTTGGCGATGGCCTTCTTGTCGGGCTGGCCGTCCTTGACCAGCTTCTCCAGATCGAGCACGGCCAGCGCGGCCTCGGGGTCGGCCAGGCGGCTGGTGGCCTGCGCCCGGAACTCCGCGGCGGCCAGCTGCCGCGCGTGCTCGGCCGCGGCCTCGGCGCGGCCTTCCTCCTTGGCCTTGGCTATCGCCTTGTCGGCGTCGGACATGCCCTGCTGGCGCAGCTGCGCCAGCTCGGCGTCCCGGTCGCGCGCCTCGCGGCGCAGCTGCGCCACGGTGGCCTCCAGCCGCGCCACGCTGTCCGCGGCCGGGTCGGCCGGTGGCGCTGGTGGCGCTGGCGGTGCCGGGGGCTGCGGTGCCGGGGGCTGCGGCGCCGGGGGCGCGGGTGGCGGTGGCGCTGGTGGCGCCGGGGGCGGCGGTGTGGTCATGCTGGCTGGCCTCCTTCTGGCACTGGCACGTTACCGGCTCGGGTAGCGGCCTGAGCGGCGGCCAGCTCGCGCATCTTGGTTTCGAGCTCGGCCGCGGCCAGGCCGCGCCATCTCTCGATTTCCTGCTGGGTCGCGCCGTACCGCTCCCACAGCGCTTCCACCGGCACGCCCAGCGTCCGCATCTTGACCAGGCTGTCCACCAGCTGGCCGATGCTGCGGGTCTCGAAGTCGGCCCACTGGGTCTCGGCCTGCACGTCGGTGGCGCCAGGGCGGCCGGTGAGCGTGAACGCGGTGCGGATCGTTTCCTCCCACGCTTCCCCGATGTGCAGGCTGCGGCGCCGCACCTTGGCCACCAGGCCGGCCTCGGCCGCGCGGATCGCGTCGGCGCTCAGGTTGACCAGCTGGCCGGTGAGGTAGTGCATCGGCGTTTGGGTGGCCGCGGCCAGCATGGTCACGTCCTGGTCGGTGCTGGCGATGTAGCCTGCCAGGTCCGAGGGTGGCAGCGACCCGAACTTGCCCTCGGCGTTCTCGTTGGTCAGCAGCCGGTTGACGCCCATCTGGAAAGGCGCCTGGACCTTGGTGACCTCGCCGCCGTCCTCGGTCTTGATCACCTCGCGGGCCAGCTTGATGCCGGTGGCCCACACCTGCCTGTAGGCGCCGAAGTCGCCAGCGACGCAGCGGTTAAAGATGGTGGTGTTGATGCGGTCTTGGAAGCTGATCGCGGACACCAGCTCGCTGCGGCCGGGGCCTAGCGTGCGCGGCTGCGGCACAATCTCGATCAGGCCGATGACGCCGGTCGGGTTCGGCTCGATGACCGGGCGCTGCCGGTCGGCGCGCGGCGGCCAGGTGGCTACCTCGTCGGCCGTGATCAGCCATTCGGTCCAGCTGGTTTCGCCGGGTTCGCGGTAGCGCTTGTATCCGGCCAG